CCTTGCCGAACTTGTCCTGAAGAATCTGCTCTATGTCCGCCATACTACAGTGTTGTTGATGTTACACTCATGCAGACACAAGGCAACTGATATGAGCGTGTCTTGTCTGCTTGGTTGAATGCATGCGGAATGCTTGTGAAGGCGATACCGCGAACTGCGATGACAGTGACAGCGCTGGTGACGTGCTTCTTCATCGAGATGGTGAGACTCAACAGTTCATGAGGAATCTCGAGGATGTCGTCGTAGCCAGCCTCCTGAGCGGCCTTGTTCAACTTGTCGAGCTCATAGCCCATGATGGTGATGGAGCCCTCGTATGAGGTGTTTCCCGACGCGATGTCGATAGGCTCTGAACCTGCACCATAGACAGCAGTCTTTTCCTTGGTCTTGGTAAACTGCCATGCAGTGATGCCATGAATAGTGCGGCCCATGAACTTCATGCGTGAGTCATGCCATGCGCACTCCTGAGAGCAAGTGTGTGTATTTGCCATGTCGGTGTGTTTTATTCGTTAGACGATGAAAGACCGAGAGTGACGTCGATGTAAGTCGCATAGCCCAATGGGAGGACGCGAACGTTCACCTTGATTGTGCTTGTGTTCACTACGTTGTTGGTAGTGTCAACCTTGACATCGATATCGCTTACCTGATTAGCGAGACCATTGTCGAGAGCCTGGCTGAGAACGTTCTCAAGGTCTGAGGCTGCTGCCTGTGACAGTGTGCCGTCGCTGTTGAGTTCAACTGAGGTCTCGATGTATGGAAGGTACGCCTCAGCGATGATGCGCTGTGCCTTGTCGATGACGCGGCCATGGGCGAGTATCGCATAGTCGTCAGCAGAACACATGTTGTCCTTGCCGAAGTAGAAGCCAGCCGCACCAGGACGAATCTGGAATGTGAGGAAGCCGTTGTCATGGAGGGTCTCCATATCGCTGCGCTCGCTGTACTTCTGTGTGCCGATATAGACCTCAGACACTGCAGAGAGGGCACCATTCTGACCGCTTCCGAGCTTGATGTGCTCGTCGTACTTGCATGCTCTTGCGAGAGCTACACCTACAGCAGGCTGATTGTCGTTGGCTGTAGATCCGAGAACGACACCCACATAGCCATTGGTGCATGTAGATGGCTTCCATGCGGTAACTGTCGCATCCTGCTTGCCGATAACGCCAGGGAGGAACATGCGGACAGGCTGGTTCTTGCCTTGGTATGTCTCACAGAGAGTCTTGGATGCTGTCACTGCGTCCTGTACGTCCTTTGCCACGAAGTTTGTCGCATCAGTGGCCTTGTCTGTAGCCAGCGCGATGAGTGTTATCTCGCCCGATATAGCATTGAGGAGGGTAGCTATGCCGCCCGAAGTTGTCGCGGTAACTGCCTGAGTGAGGGTCATAGCAGTAGGAAGGCCATACACGAAGAGACGCTGACGGCCTCCGAGTTCGGTGTAGAATTCCTTGATATGACGGTAGAGCAGAGGCTCAGCGCTCTCTGTGTATCCCTTCTCCTCAGCATCTTCGAGAGAGTACACCTCAGCGACCTTGCCTATTTTGGCCTCGGTCTTGGCGTTGGCTACAATAGCGCCCACGTCATTGACTGATATTGAACGGAGGATGTTTCCATTCGTCACGTTCACTTTGATAGATGGGAAAGCCATGTTATTTTTTGAAAAAGATTATTAGTACTATAGTTGCCACCGCTCCTGCTAGAAGACCCCACAGAAAGGCTCGTATGGGGCTTGTGGTGGGTTCGATGGACTCTTGGTTCTGCTCCATTTGCCTTATGTGCTCCTGAAGCATCGATATTTCCGTCTGAAGAGAATCGGCGAGGGCCACTACCGAGAAGTAGGCTGTGCGCCGTATCTTTCCACTCTCGTCCACTATGTTGCGGTAGATGATCTGCGGAGCTACATTCACTCGTTGTCCCTGGAGAGTCTCCAACTGACTGATGAGGGCGTTGCCCAGTGAGTCACATTCGATGAGCGCCATCAGGGATGCCGTGTCTGCCTCCACCTTGACGATGGTGTCTATGGTGCAGCGGTCAACGTAGACGTATTCAGTCGTCGTTGTCGCCTCCTTCTGACTTCTGCAACTGGTCGACAATAGGGCAGTCAGCAATATGCTCACAAGTATGAATCTTGCTGATGGCCTTGGTGAGCCTTTGTACCTGTTCTCTAAGTTCATCGATTTCTTTGGTTAATGGTTCGACGATATACTTTTGATTGGTCTCCAGAATGCTCTGGGCATTGGTAAGCTCTACCGATGTCGCCTCCTCACTTGCCTTCTTGTGGTTGGCTCTTGCGTTCACGATAGCCATGAGGCCACCGCCAACGAAGAGGCTTATAAGGTTGAAGATGTAGTCAAGATATTCGGTCATTTTGGGCAAATAGGAAGCGGGGCGAAAGCCGAGACCTCCGTCCCGCCTTATTTAACGATATGGATACTATGCGGTAATCTTCGCAGTGGTTACGAGAGCCACGCCCTTGCCGTCGTAGCGGATGGCCTTGCCTGCTGCACGAACGAGAGCAGAGAAGACGTCTCCGTAGTAGAGAGGGTTCTGAGGGTCGTCGAAGATCTTTGTCTCGCCGAGTGCGCGAGATACGCAGTCAGACTGCCATGCGATAGCCTGAACCTTTGCCTCTGTGTGGATGGTTGAACGCATGTAGAGGTCGAAGCCCATGTACTGACCGAGAGTGCCGAGCTGCTGGTTAGCGCCTGAGAGTGCTGCAGTTGCCTCAGAGTCTGTGAGGTTGTCGAGAAGGCCGTTGAAGTAGTCTGGAGTCAAGCAGAGGCAGCGACCTGTCTGAGGAATGTTTTCCTTATCGAACAGTGTCTTGAGGGCGATGACGCTCTTCTTGTTGAATGCTGCAGCTGTAGCGGCAACAACCTGGTCACGTGAAGAGAGTGTGCCGGCCCATGAGACGAGGATATCAGCATGAACAGCGTCGGCAAGAGCGTTGCGCATGCCACTGAGGATGCTTGAGCGCTTGTCGTAGCTGAGTTCAACCTCTTCTGCGTTAGGTACAGTGAATGGGTTTGTTGTGTACTCAGCGAGGCTGTAGTCGAGGTCGTTGTCGGTACGGTTCGATACAGTAGCAGGGAATGTGCTGCGGTTCTTTGTTACTGTTGGAGGTGTGCCGGCATTTGGTACGTGAACGGTCTTGTCGTTGACGAAAGCCGAGTGATTGATTGAGCGTGCAGCGAATGTGTTCGATGCGAAGAGTGGCTCTATAATGTCAGCCACCCAAATTTCTTTCTGAAGTGCCATGGTAGCAATTAGTTTTTAGGGTGAAACTTCTCATTGAAGAGTCTCTGATACTCTTCTGGGTTATTTTTCTTGAGGTTGATGAGACCGCCTTCACGGTCGAGTTCGTCCCAAGTCTTAGGAGTGCTGGTCTCGCTCTTTGGCGCGAGCTGAGATGCAATAGGAGCAACAGGCTGACGGCGTGCGATCATGCGCTCTGCCTGCTCCATGTTTGTGTTCGCGATAGTGGTGTAGTCTTCACGCTCGTCCTCGCCGATACGTTTCTCTGCCACTGCCTTGTCGATGAGTGCCTTGACTGCGGCCTTGCGAGTCTCCTCAGCCTTAGCCTCAAGCTCAGCCACTCTGTTCTGGAGTGCCTGATTCTCTGTAGTCATAGCATTCACCTTGTCAACGATAGCCTTTTCGCTCTCGTCTGTCAGCCCGAGGGCTGATGCGATGTTCTTGAAGTTCATTTCCATCGTATTAGTGAATTTATTGATTAATTTATCCTTGAAATATGCTGCGACATCATGTGCCGATGTCATCATCTTCATGTCAGGCTCCTCAACGTTGTCACTCTCCTCGATGCCGTTGATGAGCTTCATCTCGAGGGCCTCGTCAGCATTCAGCCAGTGGTCCTTGCCGTCGAAGAAGAGTGCCTTGACCTCGTCCTTGGTCTTGCACATGCGTCCGGCGATGATGTCAATGAGAGAGTCTTCAAACTTCTCCATCATCTCGGCGTAGTTTCGCATGTCGTCGGCATTGCCGTCTGTCCATCCGCTGACGCGGTGATACATCATCTTGGCGTGCTTGGCGGCGAGGACTGTATGTTTAGGGTTAGAGACGAGCACAGCCGCCATGCTTGCAGCTATGCCTACGATGTGATAGGTGACGTTCAGATTAGAACTGTCGAGGAAGTTATAGAGGGCAATGCCCTGAATGACCTCGCCGCCCTCGCTGTTGAGGTAGCAATGGAGGTCAGTGACACCCATCTTCTGCAGATCTACAATCTGCTCGGTGAGATATTTGGTATCAATGTCACAGTAGCGGCCTATGGCTCCGAAGAGATAGAGGTCCACTGACGTATCTGATGTTTTATTGAGTAGCTTGTGCATCATAGTGATGTTTTCGACAAAAGAACTGTATGAGCGCCTATTTTCATAAAATCAGTCCAACCGTTGGAATCTTTTCTCGTTTTCAGCCTCTTTTTATGGTTATTTGTGCAAAAAGTAGACATGAATACCAATCAGAAGAAGGACTTCGCCAAGATACTCTACCTCAACGAGCCTCACATTACTGTTGCAGAGCTCGCTGAGCGTGTCGGTGTGGCCGATGTCACCATCTACAAATGGAAGCGCGAGGGCAAGTGGGAGGAACTCAAGACTTCCCTGCTCACCGAGAAGGTTGCCATCCTCGCCCACTACTATCGTCAGCTCCGCGAATGGAACAACTATGTCGACAACAAGCCCGATGGCGAGAAGTTTCTTCTCTCGAAGGAATCCGATGCTGTTGTCAAGATTACTGCGGCCATCAAGAACCTCGAGACGGAGACGAATGTGGCTGACAAGATGGAGACTGGCAAGGAGTTTCTCACGTTCATCCGCAAGATCGCCGAGCCTCAGATAGTGACTGAGGTGGCTCTGCTGTTCGACGCATACATCAAATCGTTGTTATAATGGCCAAGGGTACGATACAAAACAAGCAGATGAGAACTGACTGGGAGTCGTTCATGCGCCAGTTCATGGAGGATGCTTCCATTGACGTGGAGGAATCACCGACCGACCGAACAAAGCGCATCAAGCGGCTCGAGGCAGACCCTGAGGAGTGGTTCAAATACTACTTTCCTCGCTACTGCACTGCACCTCCGGCAGAATTCCACAAGCTGGCCACAGAACGTCTCATCACGCACACGAAATGGTACGAGGTACGAGCATGGAGCCGTGAGCTTGCCAAGAGCGCCCGCTCCATGATGGAGATTCTCTACCTCGCCATGACAAGGCAGATAAAGAATGTTCTCCTTGTGTCGAATAGCTACGACAACGCCGAGCGTCTTCTGTTGCCGTTCATGCAGCAGCTGGAGCATAACACACGCATAACCCTCGACTATGGCACACAGGTCACTGAGGGCCATTGGGAGGCAGGAGAGTTCACCGCTCGTATAGGCTGTTCGTTTCGTGCCCTTGGTGCAGGTCAGTCACCTCGAGGTACACGTAATGAGGCGGCACGTCCCGACTTCATACTCGTTGATGATATAGATACCGATGAGGAGTGCCGCAACCCCGATAGAATACGCCAGAAGTGGAACTGGATAGAGCAGGCGCTTATTCCTACTGTCTCCATCAGCGGCAAGTATCGATTTCTCTTCAATGGCAACATCATTGCCAAGGACTGCGTTATCGCACGAGCCATCAAGATGGCCAACCATACGGACATCATCAATATTCGAGATGAGGAAGGCCGCTCTTCATGGCCCGAGAAGAACACCGAGGATGATATTGATGCAATACTCTCCAAGATAAGCGAGAGAGCGGCACAGCAGGAGTATTATAACAATCCTATCAGCGAGGGCGAGGTGTTTGATACGATGACATACGGCACTGTGCCTCCTCTCGAACACTTCCAGCTGCTTGTCTGCTATGGTGACCCGTCGCCATCGAACAACAAGAAGAAGGAGTCCTCGATGAAGGCCGTATGGCTTATGGGTCTGCTCCGTGGTACGCTCTATGTCATTGACGGACGTTTAGATCATGCGACGAATGCGGAATTTGTCGACTGGTTCTATGAGTTGTCGGAACAGGTTCCTTCTTCCGTCATGTGCTACAACTACATCGAGAACAACTCACTCCAGGACCCTATGTACGAGCAGGTCATCTGCCCTCTCTTCAATGCGAAGAAGGTTCATATCAATCACTTCGCTGACACACGCAAGAAGCCCGACAAGTTCATGCGTATCGAGGGCAACCTTCAGCCACTGCACAAGAGTGGCAGACTGGTGCTGAATGAGGCTCAGAAGGATAACCCTCACATGAGACGTCTTGACGAGCAGTTCACGATGGTCACTCCGCTTCTGCCAGCCAACGCTGACGGACCAGACTGCATCGAGGGTGGATACTTCATCCTCAACAAGAAACAGAGTATTAACGAGCAGACGATGTGCCTCACTGGCGTTCGTGCTGCAAATCCATTCAGAATATGACAAACTATTTAACTGTCGACGACCTCAAGAAGGGCGTTTTCGGAGAGGTTCTGAATGTGGTGAGCCGTAATGAGGCAAACTGCATTCAAGGCATCTCAGAGGCCATGGCCGAGGTCGAGTCGTACCTCTGCAACAGATACGACATCGCAAAGGAACTTGAGAAGACTGCTCCAGCAGAGAACGCCACGGATACACGTGTACCTCTCGTCATGAAGCTGGTGCGTGATATCGCTCTCTACAACATTTTCAACATCGCCAATCCCGTCAGCATTCCTGAGAATCGCCGTGAGAGATACAGGGACAGCATTGAGCTGCTCAAGTCTGTGCAGAGTGGCAAGGCTTCCATCCCATCTCTCGAACGTCTCATGACAGACGCTGATGGCAATGTTTCGGCCAACAATATGGCCTATGGTAACACCGCTAAAAGACAATATCAACTATGAAGAATCAAAGAATAGACAAGTCGCTGAACATTCAGCAGCCTAGACGCCACACACAGGACATCCGCAACTGGATAAACGCTATCCGAGCATTCGAGAGTGTGACGTGCGAGAACCGCTCACGTCTTTACGACCTCTACGAGGACATAATTCTCGATGGCCAGGTAGAGGCTACATGGAGCAAGCGTATCGACAGCCTCACCAACAGAGAGCTCGTCTTCAACGTTGACGGCAAGGAGGACGAGAATCTCACCGCCATCTTCCAGTGCCAGGACATGAGCCGCCTCATCAAGGACATCATCGAGGCACGCATGTGGGGCTACTCTCTCATTCAGATCAACAACGTCAGCAAGGACCCGATGACCGGCGCATGGTCCATTGACTACGACCTCATCGACCGCAACCATGTGCATCCGAAGGAGGGATATGTCTCTATCAATCCGGGCATCTTCACTCCTGACATCAACTACCTCGAGCCACCTCTG